TGCAGATGCTGGTGACGACCAACGAGGCCTCACTGTATTGGAATGGGGATCAGCGCCTGAGTTTCATGCTTGGCCTGATCAACCAACCTATCGTGTGTACGGACTCGCCAACCTTATTGACAACGCTCAGTCGCTTCTTAAGCCCCGAATGCATGTCAGAGTTAATTTAGACATTGAGATCTCATACGAAGAGGCCAATTTTATCAAAGAAACATTTGTCAAAGATTATGCATTGAGAGAAATGGCCTTGATACCCAACAAAACCGCTGGTGTAGAAGAAGATCTTGCTCCTGGCGAAGTCAAGTTTGAATCAGTGGATCAGATTGTGATTGATCAGCTTACAAACATAGACTCAGAATTCTATGACAATCGATTGTTGTTAAAGATCTATCAAAATTTATGATTCAAATTCATAATCTCACAGTTAAAAACTTCATGAGTGTGGGCAATGCCACTCAAGGCATTGATTTCAATCGTCAAGACCTTACCTTGGTTCTAGGCGAAAACTTGGATCTTGGCGGCGACGGCTCGCGCAACGGCACTGGCAAGACCACAATTATCAATGCTCTCAGCTATGCATTGTTTGGCCAAGCACTGAGCAATATTCGCAAAGACAATCTTGTGAACAAAACCAACGGCCGAGCCATGCTGGTCAGCTTGGACTTTGAAGTTAACGGACGACAGTACAGAATTGAACGTGGCCGCAAACCCAATGTGTTGAAGTTCTACGTAAATCAAGAAGAACAAACTGCCACAGATGAAGCACAAGGCGACAGTCGCGAAACTCAAGATGCCATAGAACGTGTGATTGGCATGAGTCACGACATGTTTCAACACATTGTGGGCCTCAATACCTACACTCCAGCTTTTCTCAGTCTCAAGGCCAATGAACAGCGCACAATCATTGAACAGTTGTTGGGTATCACACAACTGTCAGAACGTGCTGATCGCATCAAAGAACTGAACCGCGAAACCAAAGAGGCTATCTCTCAAGAAGAAATGCGTATCCGGGCAGTGCAAGAAGCCAACAAGAGAATTGAAGAACAGATCGAAAGTCTGCGTAAACGCCAAACTCTGTGGCTCAAAAAACAACAAGAAGATTGTGAAACTTATGCACAGGCCATTGCTGATCTTGAAAAGATTGACATTGACATCGAAGTGCAGGCGCACAGAGATCTTGAATCCTATCATCAACTCAAAAAATCCATTGACGACTGCAACAAAAATCATCGGTTGGTGTCTGCAGAAATTGCCAAATTAGAAAAGGCCAGAACCAGATTAGAGCAAGAACTGGCCATGTTGAACTCGCATCGCTGCCATGCTTGTGGCCAAGACATTCACGACAACCAACACGACGCAATCAAAACAGACAAGCTCACAGAACTTGCTGAAAATAACACTGCCTGGCAAGACAAACGCAACGAACTTGTCGAATATGAAAACGAGTTGGAAGAACTAGGCGAGCTAGGAGTAGCGCCAACAGTATTTTACGATACACTAGAAGATGCGCTGAATCATCGCAACAGCTTAGAAAGCCTGCGTCAGAGTTTGGAATCCAGAGCTGCCGAAGCAGATCCCTACGGTGAACAAATCTCAGACATGCAGGGCCAGGCTCTGCAGGCTGTGACCTATGACACGCTGAACGAGCTAACACGCTTGCAAGAACATCAAGACTTCTTGCTCAAACTGCTCACAAGCAAAGATAGTTTTGTGCGCAAGAAGATCATTGATCAAAACTTGAGCTATCTCAATCAACGCATGACTCATTATCTGGATCGCATTGGCTTACCACACACTGTGAAGTTTCAGAACGATCTCACGGTGAGCATTGAAGAGCTGGGCCGTGAACTGGATTTTGATAACCTCAGTCGTGGTGAGCGCACACGTTTGATTTTGAGTATGAGCTGGGCATTTAGAGATGTGTGGGAAAGTTTGTATCAGCCTATCAATCTCCTGTTCATTGACGAGCTCATGGACAACGGGCTGGACACACAGGGTGTGGAAAACGGCTTGGCACTGTTAAAAAAGATGAGTCGTGAACGTCACAAATCAATTTGGCTTGTGAGTCACAAAGACGAACTGGCCGGCCGGGTAGAAAACATTCTCAAGGTCATCAAAGAAAATGGATTCACCAGCTACAACACAGACATTAACATTGCGTGATATCAAAGTTTTACATCTAGAACCCACAGATGTGTGTCAGGCCGCATGTCCGTTGTGCGCTCGTGAGACTGATCCAAACTTCTGCAAAGATCGTCAGCACCACATTGACATGTATCGAATCATGCAGGTGTTTGATGCTGATCGCATTGCAACATTGAACAAAATGTTTATGTGTGGCAACTATGGCGACCCAGCTGCTGGCAAATATACATTGAATATCTATAGGGAATTTCGCAAACTGAACAAAAATATTGTGTTGGGCATGAACACCAACGGCGGTTTGCAAAACACATTGTGGTGGCATGAGCTGGGAAGCATATTCAATCAGCCTCGAGACTATGTGGTTTTCAGTATTGACGGACTTGACAGTACCAATCATGTGTATCGTCGCAATGTAAACTGGAACAAGGTCATGCACAATGTTCAGGCTTTTATCGAAGCTGGTGGATCAGCACACTGGGATATGTTGGTATATCGACACAATCAACATCAAGTTGATGAGTGTGAGCAACTGGCAAAAGACATGGGATTCAAATGGTTTCGGGCCAAAGTTTCTAAGCGCGGATTCACCACCAGGCTTGAACAGCCTATTGGTTGGCAGTTGCCCATGGTTCAAGGCACAAAAATAAATTGTCATGCTCTCAATGAGCAAAGTGTTTACATTGATGCGCAAGGACGAGTCAGTCCGTGCTGTTGGTTGGGTTCAAGACAAACCAATTTTGTGACAGACTTTAACGAAATTCAAAGTTCATGGCACAGTCAGCAGCCTAACCCAGTTTGCATGGATACCTGTGGCACCACACACACTGCAACCAGTTTTACCAATCAATGGCAGCGTGAGGTTGCACTATGCTAAAGTGGGATCACTGGCACATAGAGCCATCCAGCATCTGTGCATTGCGATGCCCCAGATGCCCACGTGCCGAAGTTCCTGAAAGTTTGTTGAACCGACAACTGTCTCTTGACTTTTTTAAAAATCAAGTTGGCGCAGATGTGGCTGCACAGATTCGCAAAATTACTTTTTGTGGCAACGACGGTGATCCAATCTACTGTCGAGACTTGATTGACATCATTGCTTGGTTCAAAACTGTGAGTGCCAACATAGAAATTGTGTTAATAACCAATGGCAGTTACAAACCTGTTCACTGGTGGCAAAACTTGGCTCAAGTGCTGGATCATCGAGATGAGATACACTGGAGTCTAGACGGTTGGAATCAAGACAACAACGAACAATATCGTGTGTGGAGCGACTGGATCAGCATCATGCACGGCATAGAAGCATTTTGCAAGGTTAACGATCGTACCTATCTTGTGTGGGCAGCCATAGCATTTAGGTTCAATCAAGACCATATTCAACTCATGCAAGCACAGGCCAACACATTGGGCTTTGACTGTTTTCAACTAACAAAATCTACCAAATTTGGCAGTAAATATCCCAGTGCCTATGGCATTGACGATGTGTTGGAACCCACTGACCCTGCGTTAGTGGCTTCTGCACACAGGTTTGAACGTGTGGTCACGCCACTGACTGCCAAAACTAGACCTGGTGCAGAACTCAAAATACAATTTCAAAACCGTGTAACACAGTTAGGCAACTATTCAGGCATCTGTTTGATAGGCAACAAAGGCGTTTTTCTCAACAGCCGCGGGGAGTTTTACCCCTGTTGTTGGACAGCAAATCGCTACCCTCACAATGACACATGGCAAGGCCGATTCAATTTAAACACACAAACTTTTGATCAAATCATCAATCACTCGTTTTGGACCACAGATTTTTTACAATTTGACAGTTTGGAATGTCAAACCAAATGCACTCCTGAACGTTTGCTTGACCCCGTTCATACATCAGAATGGTAAATTCTATCTCACAGGCAGCATCAAGGTAACTAACATGGATGACATGGTTATACAACAATCAACCAGTGGAAACTCTCCCGGCAGATTGCGTGGGTTTTGTGTACATCATAACCAACGTCACCAACGATCGCAAATACATAGGCAAAAAACTGGCCAAATTCTCTCGCACCACTCAACGCACAGTCAAACTCAAAAACGGCACCAAGAAAAAACGCAAAGTTCGCAGCAAAGTAGATTCAGATTGGCAAGACTACTACGGCAGCTCACCTGAACTGTTGAAAGACGTAGCGCTGTTAGGCAAAGATCAGTTTCGCAGAGAAATATTATATTACTGTAAAAGCAAAGCAGAATGCAGTTACATCGAAGCCAGAGAACAATTTTCACGACGTGTGCTTGAAAGCACTGACTACTACAATGGTCACATTCAAGTTCGCGTTCACGGCAGCCACATAATCAATCGGTTAAGCAGTTAAGACTCGCACAGGTCAATTTCATGTGCCCTAGACCTGGATCACGGATCGCAGGGATGGAAGACTCACCGCGCTAGTGAGCACTCAGCAACTATCCTTGACCGGACGACGATCGCAAAATGCCGCGGTTTTGCTGTTTGAACAGAATTTTATAGGCCCAAAGACGCACGAGTGATCGTGCACGTCTATGCTTCACGCTAGCATGTGAAACATAGACTGCCGTTGTGACAAAGACTGGGATGGAGGTACCGGACAACCGCCTCTGACAAATACCCTAATGCTAGTGACTGTGCTACTCGGATGATGCAGTTCTTTGCCCTGTGCGGGCAAAGTGTGACCGATTAATCTGGATGATAACTTTAACGCTTCGCGTTTGTTTTATATATGTCATTGACGAGCGAAAGCGAAGTCAATAGAACTGCGTAGCAGTTCTCAAAGCAGTTGCCTGTGAAGAATCAAAGTCAAAACACATTGGCCATTGGATCTAAGCAGTAGACTATTTCACAATTGGATGTATATTGGGTTCCAATAACTGGTGTAACAATCGTGTGTTGTTGGGAAATTTTTCCAGCTTCCATGTTTTTAAATTTAGATTATGGTGGTAAATCAAGCAGTGTTGTATAACGACTTCTTGTTCAAATGTAAGATCTATTTCTAACCACAGATCATTTATTATGGCATTCACGATATTGTGGTAGTTGAAGACGAATTCTAAGTTTTGAATTTGAGGTTGTTGCCATTGCTTATAAATTTTTATCCAATGGTCCCAGCGTGACTCATCCAGTGATAGTCCCAGGTGGGTCAATGACTTTTTTACACAGTGCTCACCGTTGACCCATAAAGATCTCGAATCGATTTTGAGATGCGGAGTTTGAAGTGCAATGTCTGGCGCATCAAATTCAAAAGGTCTGCTGCACAACGCAAGTCTTTCTCGTTCATCCCATTTTTCTGTAAGTGCTTGGCCACTCCATGTGTCCAAGCTGTCTTTGAAAAACAATTCTTGATGATCTTTTTGAATCTGTTCTAAACTGTATACAGTCTGTCCGTTTGGAATTTTTGTGACAGTGCCTTCTCTTGATCGATTTTCAATGAAGTATAACACTGATTCTGGTGCAGTATCTACGTAAATTAAATCAATGTGTTGGTCAGCGATGTAATGTATAGTGTCAACAAAATCTTGTTTTTGTTTAGAGAAAATCTTTTGGAAGTCTTGTTGAGTTGTATTGCCGTCGAGTGTAATACCCGTACTGTGTGCAGCCTCAGGAAGTGTCAGTGGCGTGGGATAAAATGAAGTTATTGCTGGTACAGTTTTTAGGTGCTCAATGCATTTTTTTGTGCTGTTCAGTCCACGTGGATGATTTTTCAAATGACCGTGAGCATTGATCTTTGTCACAGGATTAGAACTCAAATTACCCCAGTCACAATTTTTTATGCTGTAAAAATTTTTTTGTCCAGACAAGTAATGAATGCTCCAATCAAAAAACGTGCATCCCACTGAACGATAAGATGAAACTGCAAACATTTTTTTTTAAAATTTATCTGGCCAGTCTCTAAACAAAGCATGTTGAATGTTGCCCGACACAAACTGATTGAAGCTCCGGTGCTTGGCTTCAAGTTCGCCTTCCAGTGGAGCCACACGACGGAATGCCGAATCCATCTGTGCCATGTCACGAAACTCCATGATGATCATCCATTCAGGCATGTCTGCTATGCTACGGAATCCCATTTTGCATCTAGTAATCCTATAGTCCAGCATCTTGCCTTCGGCGATCAAGTGATCAAAAAATGATTTCATGCCGTTGACCCAGTCAAGGTCTGAAATGTCGCCTTCTTTGTCGGCCCAAATTGTGTATAAGTCTGCCATGTTTACTCCATGGGTCCCAGTATTTCGAACCCGTCAATTTCACTTTTGTAAAGATGTGCCTGTTCAAGGTACAGGTATTTAAAACCACGCTGTTTGTATATGGCACATTCGGTTTTCATTGTTTCTATGCCCAGTCGCATTTGCGGTCTGTGATAGGTCCATGCAAACTGATCACACAGTGCATTGTGATCGTCTAAACGTCGTATCAAACTCCAAGCCACCAATCTATCCAGGTCGTAGTAACCAATGATGTCGGCCATGGGGTCTTGGTAACGACTGTGAAACATTGGCATCACACTGGCAAAATGTTTGTAGATACAGTATGTGCGGTAGATGTTGTCTAACTGAGCCAGTGTGTTGTGATCAAGATCAGTGATGTATTGCCACTGCATTGTGGGTGTGTAGTTGGTCTTGTCAAGATCAATTCTGGCAAATTGGTAAGTCATGGTCTGGGATCTCGTCGATGTTGAAACAAGGCCTGGAGATAGGGTTCAGGCCAGTTGTGATAGAATCCCT